GCTCAATCACCTGCGGCACCACGCTACGATCCTTGACCTGGTACTTGCAGTACGTCTCGGCCCACGAATCCGTGAAGCAGTAAATACGGTCGGCGTGCTGGTTCATGCCGTCGATCAGACCCTGGTTGATACCGTGGTACACCTGGTCAACATAGAGCCAGATCTTGTACGGCGGCTTGCTGTCCTTATCGAGCTTCAGCGCCTCGAAGAACTTGCAGATGATCAGGGGGTCATTGTAGATCATGATCACATCCGGCGTCACAGTCTCCACATACTCCTTGATCTTGTTGAAGCCAAAGCCCTCCTCCTTGGGATCCTCATTCGCGGCTGCATCGTACGCGATAACACCCTCCGGGATCTTGCGGTGGCCGGGGCGATTCGGGTGGCGCTGGAATCCGAAATGGAACGTCTTAACCTTGGGAGCGAGAGACCCGAGCTGGCGAAGCATGTTGTATGCGACCTTGGAATACCCGGTTGTCTGATCAACGTGTGTACTGATAAAGAGGAAGCGCATGGTTTGCGTTTTCTCTTCCGTTCTCTATAAATCAGAATGTCTCACCAAGTGAACTCCATGCAGGACTATGTCACGGAGAAAAAGAGGCAGATTATTGCTGCCACCTACAATACCAGCCCGCCTCCCCCGAATCGCGAATACAACAGCATGTACCTTTCGGTCAAGGCAAATGCTGCGACCGTGTACACGAGCCGCCTGGCACCTCCGGCTTCGAACAATGTGAACAATGTCGCAATCGGTCCCGTTACGTATACGAGCTTGTGCTGCCTCACTGGACAAGCTGTCTAATTCGATCTTCTGAAAGACCTAGTACTGAAAATAATGCAGTAAATCGAGCCTTGTCGGCGGTGTCGTTTTTGAACGCATCCTTTATCACTCTTTTTTGTGCTTCGAGGTATTTGTCGATCTCTTCTGGAGTGTGAGAAACGACAAACAAGTAATCCCCCACAAATGAGGAACACGCCATACCATTCCTATCTTTTCCGTCACCTAGGCCTAGACCAGGTGGCATCTCCATTATTCTGAATCCGGCAGCAGCATACAGCTCAAGAGAGGCATTTGTAAACTGTAATGTACTGATGTATGTTTTTTCACGGTACACTGCAATTGGTGCTCTCTCTAGGAATTTAGCTTTGAGGTATTCTTCGAACTCTGCGCGTTCGCAGGAACTTCCATCACGCGAATTAAGCCAATTAAGAGTAAACGTACCGGATTCTAGATTGAAGTACACTCCGGCAAGCTCAACTAAAAGTTCACCGGCTCCATGGATTGTTGTTGCCTTTACACGCATGGCAAGTGCTGAATGATTGACTCCAATCTCGAGTGGCGAGTCCACCTGTGCAATCGCCAGTTGAACCGGTGACCCTGGTCCGGTCTTATACAAGATCCACGTGTACACACCTTGTGGTAACCCGCCGATGTCTTTGTAAAGGGGCATTCCGTACACGTAGTTGATATACAAGTCTTCTCGTTCGGGAGGGAACACCAAGTAACGTTTTCCGTTGGGCCATCTAACGGGTCTAGAAAAACACGGCATCGATGTTTTGTATAAAAGGTCAGGATCAACTACCTTGTAGCCTCGTTCCCAAACCTCTTGACATGCATCACGTGGCGGTGCTCGACCCATCGGACCTCTGCTCAACGAGAACCCTTCTTCCATTGCTTATTCGCATATAAAGAATCAGTGCGCCTAGATACAAATGCCAGGGGCGTTGATGCAACTGGTGTCCGTAGGGGCACAGAATGAACTGGTTAACGGAAAACCGTCCATGACTCATTTCCGTACAGTCTATCGCCGGCACACCAACTTTGCCATGGAACATATTCGCTTAACCTTTGGAACGTCCAACCTTGACTTTGCACCCACAACTAAACGACTCTTGTCGACGCGTATCGATCGGTACGGTCAACTTGTCAATGACTGCTACCTGGTCTTGACACTGCCGGATATTTGGTCACCTCTCGTTTCCGTCTCGCCTCCTCCCACCGGATATGATCCTCGATGCACGGCAATCGGATATGAATTTCAGTGGATCAAGAACATTGGGTACAATTTGATTGATTACATTGAATTGACAATTAATGGTGTCTCGATCCAACGTCTTAACGGCGAATTCCTCAAGTTTTATTCGTACTTTACCCACGATGCCGCCAAGCGCATCCTTGTCGATCAAATGATTGGAAATGTACCCGAAATCTATGATCCGGCAAATGCATATGACCGCCAAAACCAATACCCTCATGCAATCGCCGTCACTAGCACGACTGGCCTTGCCGCACCCATGACCACCGTGCCTGAACCGAGCATCCGGTCCCGTCAACTCATCATCCCTCTTCATTTCTGGTTTTGCGAAAACCCCGGACTGTCTCTTCCATTGATTTCCCTCCAGAATTCCGAGGTCTTTATCAACGTATCGCTCCGTGCCGTTCAGGACCTGTATACGATTATTGATACGAACAACTCGTCGCCTACGTACGGTCAGCGCATCGAGCCGGCTGGATTGTACCCGCTTCAATTGTTCCTGTCGCCTCCTACAGCCGCCGGTGCGCCCAGCAATCCGTCCGTGACGACCTTTTTCTCGGATCCCTACCTGGAATGCAACTTCATTTCCCTCGATGATACGGAGAGCAACCAGCTTGCCGTTGCAGACCAGACGTTCATGTTCAAGGAGGTCCGTACCTTTTCCAACACGGGACAGTTTGGACCCAATACTGAAATTCAACTCCCGGCGTTCAACTTGGTCACGCGTGTCTTTTTCGCCGCGCGTCGTACCGATATGGAGTTGAACAATCAATGGGATAATTACACGAACTGGCAGAACCCCGATCGCGCACCCTTTACGCCGAATACATTGAGTATCGCCTCGTCTCTCTATTCGAGCGGACAGTACCAGATAACGTCTGTATCGCCGAGGGACAGCGTGATCGACGGTGTCATTCTTTTTAACGGCAAGGATCGGTTCTATACCAAACCCGTGTCGTACTTTTCCCTCTTGCAGTCGTATCGCCACACAACCGGTACTTCGTCATCCGTTCTCCCGGGCGTATACATGTACTCCTTTGCACTGAACAATGATCAGTACCAACCGAGTGGCGCCTTTAATGCGAGTTTTATCGACAAGGTATCGCTGCGTCTTACACTTCAGCAGCCTCTGCCATCCAGCACTGCGATTGCCGGTGCGACCCAGGTTTGCGTTCTTCGCTCCACCGTCTTCAACCAGAACCCCGTGATCATCCCTGCTGCAAACTTGAATCTTATCAATCCGACGACAGGCGCACTTTTGTATCCGCCGTCAGATGTCGTGACAGTTGTGCAAACGTCGACTGGGTCACTTTTATTCAATTACACCTACGACGTGATTACATACGTTGAGTCCTACAACTTTATCCGGATTGTCAGTGGACTGGCAAATCTCGTGTTTGCAACATAACAATGGATCAGCACGTTCCAGCTGTGGGACCAGTTACCGAAATCACAGTTGCCCAGATCAAGACGGCCAAGGATACCGTTGATGTCCTTGATTTGATTCCAAAACTGTGTGGCGGCGTTGTCAAATTCGAGGTCCAGCCCATCTACACTCAAGTCCGGACCAAGAAACTCCTGACAACGTCGGAAGATGAAGACAAGCAGGCGGGGTTTCCGGCAGTCCAGTTCTATGTCGAATACACGGACAAGGAAGGCGGGCATACCGATTCATACAAGACAACAGAGACTGTAACGCTGGGCGAGTACAATACATGGGGACAGATCTTGTGCGCGCCCCAGTCTATGGCCTATCAGTTAAGCGTGTGGGCAGCCATTGGTGTCATGGGATTCTTGGCCATTGTCTTGTGGGTCGTCAATATCATCTATGCGTGGAAGATCTGGGACACAAACACGAAAAACTTTGATGCTGGATTAAATTCGTCAGATAGCCGGTTCAGTGACGTTGGTAGCTTCTTTGCTCGAGTCGCATCCTGGGTTTCTTCGCCCGTGTTCAAGTTCTTTATGGCAATCATGGCAGCTACGGTGCCCTTTGCAACTGCCTTTGTCGACATTCTCTTTTACTTCTTTGTGATTGCCCCGGGATCCAAGATGGTAGGAACAGAATCTATTGTCGACGGGAAGTAATGATTGAACTTCACTGGGTTGTGGGCGGGCTTGTGACGGGTCTCGTCTTGTCCACTGTTTTTATTCCACCCACACGCATTGAGAAACGTGTGCCAACTCCGACGGATCCCTCGACTGTTTATACGACGGATACGGGATGTGTTCGTCTGACCCCGGTTGAAGTTCCGTGCACAACCGAGCCAGAATCGTTCAATCTTTTAGCATCCTTCAAGTAATGATCACCCAAGTACTTGAACGAGGAGCATCGTTCTTTTCGTTCATTATTGGGCTGGGAATCGCAGCCCTGCTTTTCCACCGTAATTACGAGACCAAGACACAACTTGCAGTCCCGCTCCAAGATGCAACGACCAAGGTAAGTCAGTTTGACGGAAAGTGCTATCGCTTCCGCGTCGAGGACGCATCTTGTGAATTCGCGTCTTCCTTATAAACAAAAATGGACGACGCAACATCCCTTGACGCACTGCTTCCTAGTCCCCAAGGTCCTCAATCGGCTGGCCCTTCGGTGCCGATGCCGTCCGGTCCCGGGCCCACATCCGGTATGACACCGTCGTTCAAGCCAACGCTCCCCGCGATGGGTTGGATGTTTCGGAACCTCAAAATCTACTTTTGCTTCTTCTTGGCGGCTGCACTCATTTCGCTCTCGACCCCCCGCAATCTCCTGCTCCAGTACTTTCCGAATGCATACACATCCGGAGGCGTCGTAAGTTACACGGGCGCGGCAATTCTCGGTGCTGCAAGTGTTGTGATTTCTCACCTCCTGGTTGTGTTCTTGTCGAGTATGGGCGTCTAAACACAATTTCTCCTATGTAGTCAATGTACAGGCAGCCGCCCGTTCGCGTGCATCCGCGTATTCTGTTAGGTGCGGGGCATATGCTAACGCCTGCATTTGTAGCGCGACACAAGATTACGCATGTAATTAATTGCGCATTCCCCGAAGATTCGCCCCTGTGGTTCCGGAAAAAGTTCCCGGATCAGTATGCGTGTATGGGTGCTCTCGATTCCGTCCATGTGCGGATTTTGGACTGGTACCCTCGCTTCGAGTCAACCATGCGCAAATTTCTCCGTGAATCAAATGGAACCATTTTTGTCCATTGTCAGGCCGGTATTAACCGGTCTGCCTATTTACTCCTCTTTTTCATGACGGTGAATTTCAATCAAGACTTTGGAAAACTCGTGCGGGAAGTGCGGAAATATCGGACCGTTTGTACCAACCCATCCTTTATGAAGGAAGTAGCAACGGTTCTGGCAGTTGGATAGTCGAAAACGAAATCTGTATTCGTAAAGAACAGGGAGATTGGCCCCCAACATTCTCCACATTCAAAATGTCTTCCTCCATCCTTTCCCCCACAATCACCCACCACCTCTTCTTCTGCAGCGAGCCCCAGTGCTCAAACCAAGTCAGCGCCTACAACGACATGTGCCTCGAGTGCGAGTGCGAGGCATCCACAATTTCCGAGTGCCCGGGCTGCGGCGACGTCACTGCCAACGGCTACTGCTACGACTGCTGGCAGGAGCGCTTCGGCATGGACGAGGAGCCGGTGAGCTGGTACAAGCCAATCTGCATGGGTTGCGACAATGCCTATGCGCGTGACGGCGGCGAGTACTGCGACGACTGTGCAAACAGGCACAAGTATCCCTTCCGTTACGTCTGCAGCCGTTGCGACGAGACGTTCCGGATGGCCAAGATGGCGAGTACAGACGAACCGATCTGCGGAGAGTGCCA